AAAAATGCATCATTAAGAATTTTAGCAACGAAAGTCGCTTTCCATCCTGATGTAGCTCTTTGTTCCAGTGGATCTGCTGTACCTGCTGAACCTAGAGGTTTAACTATGTTTTTCATAGCCTCACCTGAGATTCTTGTTGTACCATAAGCATCTGAACCGAATACCAATGTTGAATAAATATCGATTGCTCCTGCACCTGCCCCAGTAAATACTTTTGCGTTTGGTGTTTCAACAAATCTTACTTCATCAACTTTACCTACTTCTCCCTCCATAGTTCCAGATGTAGAAGCATATTTTTCAATACTTGTATATCCTGTAACGTTTTTAAGGTCAAAAGTTGTGTTTGGGTGACAGATAGCTATGTATGAAGCGTTTAGAGGTGTTGTACCATAACCAGTTGTAGCATTAACCATTTTGGTCATTCTACGAGCTTTGTTATTTTTCAACAGTCTAACTACTTTTTTGATAAGTGTATCTGTTATCAATTCTCCAACTGCTACTTGGTTTCTAGCTGTTCTGTTTGTACCTGCGTAAAATACGTTTGTACCTGCGTTAAGAACATCTCTAGTAAGTTGATCAAGTGTATCTCCCATTTGGTCACCCAATATCTCGGCTGATTCCATAAGAGTTGCATCTTCTGATTGATAATCCAACACGTCAGTAATAGTGATATAGTCACCGTATTGTAGTACTGTAGCTGTAATATCTGTTACTGATAATGTTGATCCTGTAGGAGTTATACCCTCAGAAAGTGGTGTTGTTGAAACAGCTAGGTTTCCGTATCTTCGGAACTTAATTGTGGATGTACCAGCTTTTCTTGGTATATCTCTTACTTGTGCCCAACGAGTGTGAACAAATAGAGGAACGGCTCTGAATAACAGAGTTTTGTCATAAAAGTTTGAAACTTCTGCTGGGATAATTGTTGTTGTTGTTGCAGACATTATTTTAATTTTAATTAATTAAAGTGAATAAATTTTACTCACGAGGTTTATTTCTGATAGCTTCCTGTTTTGCAGTAAACTCATCATCAGACATATTCCATGCGTCTTTAGCACCTGATTCCGTAGAACCTGTACTACCTCCAGCTTGGGACTGTTTAGCCTCCTGAGTTGCCTTTTTTGCCCTATCAGCACCTATCTTTAATAGATCAGGACCTGCTACTTCATAGAATATAGATTCTATTGGTAAGTCACGTCTACTTGGATGTTTTACAAAGGTTTTAACTTTGTTTGCATAAGGAGCAAAATCGGGATTTTTGCTAACGAATGAGTCAATTAATGATTGATCTTCGGCTTCTCTTTGTTTTTCAACATATGGAGATAAGACCTTTGCTATGCGTTTATCTATAACTTCGGCCTCATCCGGATCAATATCACTATCATCTTCATCATTGTCATCTTCTTTATGCTGTAGTTTCTCAATCTTTCGATTCTTACGCTCTAGTATAAAGTCAATGTTACGCTTACGAGTCTTTGGCTCATCGTCAGCTGGGGCTGGTTTCTCGTCAGATGTTTTATTATCATCGGTGTCATCCTTGTCGGTGTCGTCATTTTGATCGTCACCTGTATTTTCATCAGAATCAGAGTCGCCTTTATCATCCTCTGAACCTGCATCTTCGACTTTTTGATTTTCATCTTGGTTGTTGTCACCATTCTCAGTGTTTTGGTCTTTTACCTCCTCATCACCGGTGTTGTTTTCTCCCATAATTTTATTTTGTATTTGCCACTCATATAGCTATAAATGGGGTTTAAATTGGCTATATGGACAGGCGTTTACTTGCTAATAAAGCAGTATTGCTTTCGAGTTGTAAACTCGGACGGATTGGTTTCAAACAAAGGAAATCGCCAAAGCCTTGTGTTCTTGCGAACGAGAAACCAACCCCTCCCAACTTACAACGTGTATTTAATTGTTAATGTTCTATGACTGATATGGATCTAAATCCTCCTCCTGCGTTTCTATTCTCGTCAGGCGTTCAAGAAACCAGTCAGGCTTATTCAGTAATTCATTCAGATATCTGTATTTCTCTCGTATCACATCTACCTCTGCATCAGTCAGGACCTTTCCAGTGTAAGCATCTTCCTTGTTTATTATCTGATCTGAAAGGTCTTTTAAATTCTCTTTCAACACTTGAGTCATAAACTGCCATCCATGATTTGATTTAAGGCTTTCTAAAGCTACAATTATCTTTGCATTTTCAGTACCTTTGGAAAAAGATAAATCAAATGGTTTTATTGGCTTTTGTTTTATGATTATTGTTTTAGGTGTTTTCTTCATATGATTATTGTTGTGGAGCTACTTTAGCTGGATTTTGTATTGGTGTATTACCTACTCCCATACCTGCTGTTGGATTTGATGCACTAGGAGCTTGTGAAAATAGTTCAGGATTAGTCTTTTTAAGTATCATAGCTCTTTTATGTGCCTCTATATGGGCGTATTTAGCTGGTGTATCTGATAGTTTATTATGTATTTCAAGGTGTATAACATGATCATCTGTAGCTTGTACGGCCACAAGTTCATCTTTCTCTAGTCTTTTATTCTCATCTTCGGCTATAAGTTCATCAATAACTGGAGGTAATATCATATCTATCTCATCTTTTCTAAGGCCTGTAAGTTTACCCATCTTTTTCATTGCATATCTTAGATTTGCATTTGGATCTTGTGCAATCATTTGAACATAAGCTCTGTATTGTTGTAGTAAATTGAAGTTTTTAGCCTCTGATATCACCCTACTCTCTACTTTTACATCAGGATCTACCTTTGCAATGATGTTTTCACGTCTTAAAGGTCTAAATTTTGGTCCTAATGCACCGGATAGACGTATAGTTTTCTCATAAATACCCTCTGCAAAGTATGTTTTATATAGATGATACCATTGTTGCCAAAATCTTTTCTCACTCCAACCAAAAATCTTAGCACTTAGAGAATATCTAGTGTCTACTTTGTTGTTTACTATGTTCAATTCTGTTGCTGTTCTGTTATCTCCACTCACTGAACCTTGTTGTATGTCCGGTGTAGCTGTTGCTTTTTGTGATGCAACATCCAAAGTGTCCATAATATAACTTACATCTTGCTTTATATTATCCTTTTGCATTATTTGAACTGCTCCTGTAGGGTTTCCATCAACTCCTATAAACTTATTCTGCTCATAGTTAAGGTCTGATCTATTCTTGATTCTGTTTGTATCATACAAATACATCGGATATAGACTTGATTCTGCAACTTTAACACCTAAGTTTGTAAGCTTTGCTCTAGCTCTTTGCTTATCTTCTGTTAAATCAGGAATAGAAACACCATCCCAGTCATTAGCTATAGGGTATAATACTCTATCTGTTATAGGGATTTTATTGCCTTTGATCTCAGTATAGCGAACAACCTCCTTTTTACCATTACCAAGTGTGACTAAACACAATTTACCCTTATGATATGTTATCCACTCAACAAGTCTATAGGTTGCATTATCACCCTTTAACTCACCTTGAAACTTAGCTGTATCAGAGAAACCTTGTGCTTCCTGTCTTAACGCCTGATTGCGATCAACTAGACTTCTGATATCAACATCATCTGGTTTTAGTTTATCTAAATTGAAGTAAACACCAGCTTCTATCATGTCTGTCTTAGTTAAACGTATCTCACGTCCAATAAAACGTGCCTTACCACGTCCTTTCATATCTCCATTGACACTTTTAGCTCTAGGGTCACGAAGTATCGTCATAGGGTCTAAATTTTCGATTACAGGTGTATTAGTTTCTGAATCCCACTCCATTTGCATAACCAATCCACGTCCAAAGAAACATGTATCCCACATCCATATAAGATCGGTTACATCTTTCTGCATTTCCTCATAGTCGAATATAGCTAGATCATTCAAAGTTTCTGAAACTTCCTCATCTCCAGACTCACGAGGCTCAAATGTAGCCATTAATCTATCATCATACAAAGAAGCAAGTACAGTTTGAAAAATAGTAAACATCAAAGGGTCACCAACTGCACTTTTATCACGCTTTTGGTTGTTGTATAGTTTCAATCTTAAGCCCCATTCATCCCACTTAGGCTTCATAAACCAATATGATAGCTCATATTCACTGATTACTTGTTTAACAAGCTCAGTATAATCTGTTTTTTCTCCGTTTTTTTCGATAACCTCACCTTGTACCTCATCTTGTACAATATCTTTCTTTATTTCTTTTTTAGATTTTGTGCTTTTTGTGTTTTTCATTTGAGAATGTGGCGATTCCCAAGTACTTATGTTTTATATTATATCATATCTAGTTTTCTTCAACAATGTTTTCCTCTTCTTCTTCCACATCTTTTTCCTCTTCTTCTTCCACATCTTTTTCCTCTTCTTCTTCCTCTTTTGTAGACGGACGATCAGGAGATGTTATTTTTTCTATTTTTGTAGACGGACGATCAGGAGATGTTATTTTTTCTATGATCTTTGCACATTCAAGTATTAAATTATGTTCATCAGCAGTTAAAGGAGCTTTCCTTGATGCTTGATATAAGTTATTTAATGCTTGTTGTGGTGTGATTTGATTGTTCATAATATGATTATATCACGACTATTTCAGAAACCAAAGCGTCTTCTACAGGTTTTATAATCTTCTCATCAAAACGATATTCAAGTGTTACTTTAGAAAATGTCATCTGTGCTTCACATTTTGCTTCATAAAGTTTACCTGATATCTTCTTTTCGTATATTTCACTTTCTAAGTAAGTAAGATATGGTTTTTTAAACTCTTCCATATACTCTTGTCTTTTTTTGTCAATAAATTCTTCTTCACTTTCAGGATTTGTTATTTCAGTATATATAACAGGAAAAACTGATTTATCCATCTCTACTAATGTTTTTTCGTATCCTAAAAATTCTGCAAATGTTTTCATATTATTTAATTATACTATTTATTATTATTATTGTCTAAGGCTCACTTCATCAATGTGCAAATCGTGAGCAGGGTTACCTGTCATTGTATGATAAAACCTTACCCTTGTTTTTCCAAGGTTTCCAGCTGTTCCGATATAGTTAGTATCATCATAGACGGTAAACTCATAATTCTCCAAAATATATCCGTTGGCTGTGAGGATGTCATAAGTACCTGTCTGTATAGCATTAAACGTATCCCAAGCCGATGTAGTCCAGTTATAGAGCTGTAGGGCTAGAGCGTGAGTTCCTGCCCCCTCATATCCTGCTAGTACTCTACATTTTTCAAAGGCTGTAACATTTATGAAGTCCACAATCAAATCAATTCCGGGGGTTGTCGCTGTTTCTACCACTGTATAAAATAGCCCATCAGTCATAGTCCTTAAATCTGCTACTGTATCGGCTGATGTACCTGCTGTCAAAGTAACGGTATTAGCTGTGTACTTTGTCCATTGTTTACGTGCTGAACCTACATAGCTTAATCTTCCATCCTTACTTATAGTTGTATTATTAATGTTTAATACACCTGCAACTATTCCTCCTCCAAAAGTACTTGCTCCTGTTCCTAAAATAAAGACGTTATCAATAAGGAGGTTTTTTAGAGTACCAACTGAACCAGTAACAGTATAGACAAAGCCGTTTGTGTTTGTTGCCACAAAAGTACCCTCTGCTCTTCCGAATTGTTGATTGGTAACATTAACAAGTGTTACACCTCCACAAGTGATAGACCCTGCTAGTGTTCCTGTAACAGGTGATGCAAAGTAATAAAATTCATATCTATATGTTTCCCCTACGACTATTGGAATACTATTTTGTGATATAGACATCGTTGTGTTAGTACCTGAATACTGTGCTCGCCCTAAACTAATTGACCAAGTAGTACCAACAGTAGCCCACCCTGTGAGTCCGTTGGCGAAGGATGGGTTACTTATTATGTTTACACCCTTACCTGTTGAGGTTATAACTCCGTCTTGAGTAATGTTATTGTCAAAACTATAATCATAAAAACGTGTAAAACTTACTTTACCTATTTCTTCAAGCGATGGTCGTTCATAATTAAACTTCATTGTTTCTACTCCGTCCCATGACATGGCAACATTGTTTGAACCTCCCAAAAGATATTTTGAATTGTTTGTTAATGACACATTACCATCAACTGTTAATTTAGCATTTCCA